TGAAGGCGCTAGAATCTTCTTTGTCCACGGTCACTGACTTGTTCTTCAAGATTGGTGCTTCTCGTGGCAAGCAAATCACCCCACAATTTGAACGTGCGTTTCAAGACAACGAGGATCTAGCAATCCGTGTTGCTTTATGGGCACGTGATGTACGTGGTGGCGCTGGCGAACGTCAGCTGTTCCGTGATGTACTCCTACACTTGGAAACATATCATCTAACTACCTTAACTAAGACTAAGCTTCTTTCTAAGATTCCTACTCTTGGACGTTGGGATGATCTTCTAATCTTTACTCATCCAGAAGTAAAGTCAATCGCATTTGATTTAATCCATGCTGCTTTAAAAGCAGGTAATGGTCTATGTGCAAAGTGGATGCCTCGTAAGGGACCACAAGCGCAGGAACTTCGTACTTCATTTGGTTGGACTCCAAAGTTCTACCGTAAGCGTCTTGTTGAACTAACCAAGGTTGTTGAAACTGCAATGTGCGCAAAGCAGTGGGGAACCATTAATTTCGAGCACGTGCCTTCATTGGCTATGTCTCGCTATTTGACTGCGTTTCATAAGAACGCTGGTCAGGCATTCCTTGACTATAAGAACAAGCTTGTAAAGGGTGAAGCCAAGGTTAATGCTGCGGCAGTTTATCCATACGACATCATCAAGTCCTTGCAGGCTGGTGGTGATAAGACTGTTTGCGACGTGCAATGGAACTCATTGCCTGACTATATGGATGGTCAAAATATTCTACCAATGGTAGACGTTTCTGGTTCTATGGGATCCTCTGTTGGCGGAAATCCAAAGCTATCATGTTTGGATGTTGCCGTATCTCTTGGTTTGTATCTTTCAGACAAGAACAAGGGAGTGTTTAAGGATCTATTTCTAACATTCTCACCCAAGTCGGAATTTGTGCATTTGAAAGGCACACTTTCTCAGAAGTTGTCGCAAATGATTAAGTCTAATTGGGACATGTCAACAAATCTACACAAGGCATTTGATTTGATTCTTGGTCTAGCGATCAAGAACAAATTGCCAGCGGAAGATATGCCCAGCGCACTTTTGATTCTATCTGACATGCAGTTCAATGCCTGTACAAAGTTTGACGACAGTGCCCATCAGATGATTGATAGAAAGTATTTTGAAGCTGGATATAAGATGCCTGGAATTGTATTCTGGAATTTGAATGCACATGATAATGCTCCAGTAGCATTTAATGAACAGGGTACAGCAATGGTATCTGGATTTTCTCCAGCAATCATGAAGTCAATTTTAGCTGCAGATTTCGCCTCAATGACTCCAGAAGCTATTATGAAATCAGCAGTAATGGTGAATCGCTACGATTATCTATGAAGTTATATGAAGATCCAATCGGATTCAATCCGTATGAGCATCTGCAATTCCTGGTTGAGAATAGAGATCGCACTAAAATATTACGAAGCATCATAGAAGAAGTTGTTAAACCTGGGATGAGCGTTCTTGATGTAGGCACAGGCGCGCTAGGGATTCTAGCAATCATGGCTGCCAAAGCAGGAGCAACCAGAGTAGTTGGCGTAGATATCGAACAAGTAGAAATTCCTAGACGAATCGCAAAACAAAACAACGTATCAGTAGATTTCATTCAATCTAATATCAATAGCGTCAATTTGAATAATGAAAAATTTGATGTTATTTTGGGAATGATATATCTATATGAGCCTTGGCTTAATGAGAATCAGAGGGACACATTTAGAAAATGTGTTAAACGTTTCGGTCATGACTCAACTATTTTGGTTCCTAACGCAATTAGCAACATAGCGGTTGGGTATGGATTTGATTTTAATGATCAACCAGATACTCCATTTAATATTCTCCTGGCAGAATTAGATTCGGGGGTTGATCTAACATATATAAAAAATATCGACAATCCATACTTTCGTAAATTCTTGTTTGCATCCCCAATGGATAGATACAAAACACGTACAAACTATATTCCTATGTCCAATCCAGTAGGATTAGCACTCACTGATTATACTAGCTCAGAATTTGAGTCTAGACCAGAAACAATTCAATTGAACATTACCAAACCAGGATTCTTGACTTCAATTCAGTGGAATACTGAGATTCTTTATAATGAAATTTATATTAGATCATTCACTTCACCAATCCAAATCAGAAATCCAAAACATGTAGAGATTGGAGACCAAATAACAATTAGAATACCAAAAGACGCACAAGTTTGGTCTGCATCAAATGGCATGGTAGAGATAGTCTGATGAATGACAAGCAATATTTGTGGTATCAGATCGCGTTGTCTATAGTTCTAAACGTTATTGATTATGTGGTAACTAAGATATATGTTTCGCAGGTGGGTATCTACGGAGAACTAAATCCTATTCAATTTTGGACGATGAATAATTATGGTACAATAGGAATGTTGTATTTGAAATTGTCTTGTTTCTTATTGTTAATCCCAGCAGTATATTTTGTTAGAAAACAAGCACATGTTTATCTGGGTAGAGCTATGTTATATTTGAATTTGTTATTGACTCTAGTCATTGGTTGGGGTCTTGTCAATGTTATGATGGTGATTAGATGAATCGCGAAGAAGAATTGCTGGGAATTTTACAGGAAGAAGCTGCAGAAGTTATTCAGGCAATTTCCAAGTGCAATCGTTTTGGTAAGACAGAACGCAACATAAAGAATCTTGAAACAGAGATCGGAGATTTTATGGGTGTCTTTAAGATGCTCATAGACGAAAAATTCTTTGATGATACTGCAGGCGATAGAATATTTAAGGCTGCTGAAGCCAAAGTTAAGAAAGTTGAAAAATTCATTCTTAATAAGAAAGCCTAATATGAATAATCAAGAATATCAAACATGGGTTCGTAAGATGTGGACTGGCAAAGCCAAGAGACTATCTTTGCGAGATGATTATATTATGGGTATTGGTCTTGGTGGAGAGACCGGAGAAGTTCTGGAGATTCTTAAAAAGTCTGTTCGAGATGAAGTGGCACCTGACATGAAGCATTTAACTGAGGAGCTAGGAGATGTTCTCTACTATCTTACGATGATCTGCTGCCGTCATGGTATCACATTACAGGATATACTTGATAAGAATGTCAAGAAATTGGAACTTAGATTTGCAAAACGCAAAAAATCTAGGTAATTATTTTAGTAAATAAAGGAAATTGTATGAAAAGATTAGTAATTTTAGCAAGCATGTTGCTTGCATCGGGTGTTGCTTTAGCAACAAATAATCCTCATGATGAGGGAAATGATAGAGGCAGTAATTCTTCTAGTTCAGCAACTGGTGGTTCTGTAAAGGGTAGTGGTAATTCTAGTAATAGAAATTCTAATAGAAATTCTAATAGAAATACCAACCAGCAAACTCAGAGCCAGCAAGCCGAGGCACGAGCCGCAGCTACTGCATCATCTACTGCATCATCTGCAGCTACTGCAGCAAATAATGGTAATGGATCAAATAATACTAAGATCAATTACAATACACAAAAGCAGCCAGTGTCAACAGCATACGCTACAAATTTGACATCAGGGTATGATACATGCTTAGGTTCTGTAGCTGGCGGTGTTCAGTCATCCGTCCTAGGTCTATCGGCAGGCGGCACCAAACTTGATAAGAATTGTATTCTCATCAAACAGGTTCAGTTACTAACGCAGATGGGTTACAAGGAAGCTGCATGCTATAGAGCACGCGCAGGCGAAGAAGGTAAGGCAATTGACGAGGCACTTACAGCTGCAGGCGTAGATTGTAAGCTTGCTCCTGTATTGCCAGCGGCACCAGAGGCACCAGCAGCAGCGGCACCAGAGGCACCAGCAGCACCGGCGATTCAGTCGCGTGAAGAATTGAACGAAGCTTTCAAGAAGGCTGTTCAAAAGTAATTGTTAAATCAATGACTTAGAGGAAGCCCATGATTTTCATGGGCTTTTTTTTATTTACTTTTCGTAGAAACAGCGTATAATAGGTCTCATGGGTAACAAATTTATGTACTTGAAGTCTCTGGAGAGAAAGGTCTCTAAGGCAGAATTGAAGGCTTGCTGGGCATTCCATAATGGAACCAAGAAGGATCTTCAGGATGCCGAACAGGAACTGGAAAGTGCTGAATATGAACTAAAATTCATAGCACGTGCTATATATGAATTGGAACCCAAGAAATCGATGGTAGCATGATACTCAAAGACGCAGTTGAATTTACTGAACGCATCGGCATTCAAATTCTTGAAGATAAGAATTTGAATCTCATTGCGATCATTTTAGACGACTATGTCTATTATCTGCATCCAGAAGATTTCAAGAAATTTGACGTCCCTGAATTTAAAACTTACTTAGCACAACGATTGATACACTACAATGCGACACGCACGACAAACCCAAGATTCCATTAATCATCTTTTTAAGTTGGTTGGTCGCAATCCTATTGCCAAGGCAGTAAGAACTGCGCCGGAATTTAATCAGAGGATCGTTCCCACAGAACGTATCTACAAGCGCAAGAAATTGTCACGTCGCGACTGGCAGATTGACTCAGATGAGTAAACGTGTTTCTATGCGTGCTAATAACACCGCATACATGATGACTGGTCGTAAGGAATATCTGGAGACCAAACGCAATTTGCACTTTCTTGACGAAGGGTCTTTTGGTGCTGTCTATGATCTTGATAATAAAAATCGAGTTCTTAAGATAGGCAGAGTTGATGATGATCATTACATGCAATGGGTTCGTGCGGTTGGTTTGAATAATTCAAATCCTAATCTTCCAAGAATCTATAGTGCTAAGGTTTTTGACATTGCTCGTATGAATCCTTATAGCGAAGCATATTACGAAGTCATTATGGAAAAATTGCTGTCTTATAATGAGGCTGTCGAAAGACTGCGCCAGCGCGACCAGGGCTACGTCAATGCAGAAGCTAAACTCCAATCATATTGGACAGCAAGAAATATTGAAGAGTACACAGATTTCAATGATTGTGACATAGAGGATACTAATCCGAATTGCAAATATTTGATTGATGTCAAAAACATGCTTCGAAAAATGTATGCCCATGGATTTACTGCTGACGTTGTTGAACGTAACGTCATGTGGCGCTTTAGAGGTAGCAAATTTGATGCTGTCTTTACTGATCCGATTGTTTGATTTGACTTTTACAGAAGAAGAGAGTATTATATGAAGCCTGCAGTGAGAATTGCCATGAAGAATTTACAGTCATCGTTGGCGATGCGCAAGGAACGTTTTCCTCTTTGCTTCGGCGAGAAGAAAGAATATGATGCATGGTTAGAGCATGAAGGCATCGCTCACACATCATTATTCAGGAAGAATATTTGTGAAGACTGTACGGTCTCACATCAGAAGAATATGACGACAATTGGTCGTTGTGTTAATTCTCAGGTGATTTTGAAGGCATAGCGTTATATATAGAGTTGATCCAGCAAAATTTCAATGATAACAACCCATTATAGATGGCTGTTGATAACATTGAAAAATAAGTTCTAAAAAAACTTGACTTTTGCAGGCAACTCCCGTATAATAGCTCTATTGAATTAGGAATAGGTCTTAAACTGCTCATGCGATATAAACCCAATACAGATTCGATTGCCCACCAGTGGCAAGTAAATCTATCTGGTATCGTATGCCTAGCTGCATAAGATCTGCTCTTTAACAATAAGGTTGGAATTTCGGCGTTGACTGCCAGTGCGTCTTATTATAAGATTCACTAGAGCGTTCTGCTCGGGGACATATGATTGTCTCTTAAAGTCAAAGTAAGTCTGGGTTGCCCCACCCCCAAAATCTGGTAGACACAATAAAGTGTGTCCAAGGTCTAAATTGCTAAAAACATACAGACCGAAAAGTGGGTAAATATTCGTCGCGTCAGCCAATCCCGTATTCTGGGTTCGGGCAACGTGACAAATCGAACAAGATAAAGTAAGATAGTATCTTGTGTGATCTTAGCGTGTGGAAAACGTCTTACTGTGTTGTTCCATTAATGAGGAAAGAAAAAATGAATAGTAATATAAGTTGATTCTAGAATTATTAGTTGATATATTTTAAATAAAGTTGAGATCTGGTGGCAGCGAACCTTAAACTCGCCAAGCGACAGACGGAGATTGATCTGGCTCTCCGCAACAAAACGTTTCAGAGTTGCTCCCTAGTTAAATTCGAAGCTGTGCACTCGCAGTGGATAAATCCTAGGGAGATTAATTTTGGCATGTGACTAGAGTGGTAATAGCCGCGACTGTTAATCGCGTATTCGCAGGTTCGACCCCTGCCGTGCCAGCCAAGTGAGTAAGGTTAGTTTAAGTTCGCGAACAGAAACTAATCCTGTCCATGTGAAAGCATGGTTTAGCGTGAAAGCCGCACCGTATGGACTTCGATACAGTCCGCTGAATTTGAGCGTAACGCCCAATAGGAAGGGCATCAGGCTGTAACCCTGAAGTCGGCATCGCCGTCTAGGTTCGACTCCTAGTGCGCTCACCAAGAAGGTGTTTGGCAGTTTCTACAGTAGAGAAACTGCCGTGTTTTCGGGGTGCTAGTATAATGGGATTACGGAAGCTTTGCAAGCTTTTCATCAGGGTTCGATTCCCTGGCGCTCCACCAAGTTTATGGTCCCATCGTCTAGCGGTAAGGATAGGAGACTTTCAATCTCCGGACCGGAGTTCGATTCTCCGTGGGACTACCAATTTTATGGCTGCGTAGCATAGCCTGTCTTAATGCACTACCCTGTCAAGGTAGATATCGTGGGTTAAAATCCCATCGCAGTCGCCAATTTTAGTTTATCTCTGCGAAGCGTAATGGTTGCGTTCCTGATTTGGAGTCAGGGGGAGAAGGTTCGATTCCTTCCGTGGAGACCAGTTTATCACGTCATAGCTTAATTTATTAGAGCAATCCTTTTAAGGAGAGATGTTGGAGAAGCACCAACTGATGTGACCAAGAATTCGCGGGATTGGCATAATGGTTGTGTCCAAGTCTTCCAAACTTGTTACAGGAGTTCGATTCTCCTATTCCGCTCCAATTTATGTTCCTCTAGCTCAGTGTAGAGCGTCTCCTACAAACCGGCGGAAGCTATAATACGGGAGAAGGTCATTCGGTTAAACTCCGAATGGGGAACGCCAAGTTTAAATGAGTTGCTCGTTTGGGTTCGTCGTATAAATGGCAATTATGCTTGACTCTTACTCATGTCGATCGGGGTTCGAATCCCCGCGAACCCACCAATTTACAATGCCCGAGTGGTGGAATGGCATACACACGAGCCTTAGAAGCTCGCTCCTCACGGATTGCAGGTTCAAGTCCTGTCTCGGGTACCAATTTTCGCTTCCGTAACTCAACTGGCTAGAGACCCGCCTTTTAAGCGACGTGATGCAGGTTCGAAGCCTGCCGGAAGCACCAGTTTGGTCGATTAGTATAAAAGTAATACACACAGCCGATTACTGTGCTAAGAGGGAGCGTTACCTTCATCGACTACCAATTTAGGATCCTTCCAGCAAACTAAAAACACACTTGTAACGTGAAAAAAGGATCCTGTTGACATCGCCGCCAAAACATAATTAGCGATGTGCCTGTTTTGTAAGCAGGAAAACAGGGTGCAATTCCTTGTGGTGGCACCAAATTTATGGCTCTGTAGTCTAGCGGAATAGGCATCTGTCTTCTAAACAGAATTACGCAGGTTCGATTCCTGCCAGAGTCGCCAATTTCAATGGTGGTTATGGTGTAATGGTTAGCACCAGATTCTGTGAAAATCTAGGCATGGGTTCGACTCCCATTAATCACCCCAAAGTATTTTGCTTCTATCATCTAATGGTTAGGATATTACCCTCTCAAGGTAGAGATCGGGATTCGAGTTCCCGTAGAAGCACCAGCATGACAAAACGGCTAAGGGAACATGAACCGAATGCTCAGTCCAGATTCCATGTCAAACTGAGTCAGCCGACAAAAAGATAGCTCGCAAGGCTATTATAGCGACACACAGCAATGGTTCGTCCTAAGTCGCTCATTTAATTTTATGGCTCATAAGTGTTACGGTAGCACAACTGCCTCCAAACCAGTTGGCGAAGGTTCGACTCCTTCATGGGTCGCCATTTTATAGTTTGTGCGATTGGGTCAACGCACCGGGTTAATGCCGGAGACTAACAACCCCATGTTAGACAAACTTTTAAATCTAAGAATATTGGAAGATTAACTCGTGAAGCACGGGACTCGTCTTGAAAACGATGGGACGGTTAAAAGCTGTTGGGGCGCGATTCCTCAGTCTTCCGCCAAATTATTGGTCCTATAGCTCAGTGGATAGAGCGCAACGCTACGAACGTTGAGGTCGAAGGTTCGAATCCTTCTAGGATCGCCAAATTTATCGCCCATGTAGCAGAATTGGCATATGCGGTGGACTTAAAATCCGCGTCATTTGTGGGTTCAACTCCCACCTTGGGCACCATTTTTCCCGATAGCACTAGCGTGCGGCGAACCCTTATAAAGTTCGGAGATCTGCCAGATTAGCGGAGACGGCACGGAGCATAACCGTGATCGGGGACCAATTCGGTGATGTAGCATAGAAGGCTTGTGCGTCGCTCTCATAAAGCGAAATGGTGTGAGTTCGATCCTCACCATCACCACCAAACTTACAGATCCCTAAATATTTTAGATATTTGGGGGTAAGATGGAGACACAGAAAATGATAAATCTAGCTGTTGGTGCTCTAGCGATCCTTGGATCTCTAGCTGGCACAGCAAAATGGATTGAAGGTCATTATGAAACACGTGCACATGTTGCACAAATGCGCAGTGATGATGAACGATCACGCATTCAATCGGACATTGATCTGTATCAATTGAAGATTGACTATTTACAAGATAAGATTGTAAAGACTCCAGAAGATCAACAAGAAATTGAATATCTAAAAGGTTTGGTCGCCAAACTGCGCGACCGACTTAAGAATATTGACTCATAACAAAAGTTTTATGCACCCTTCGTATAGAAGCATTATATTGCGTTTACATCGCAAGGAAGTAGGAGCATTACCTACAGGGTGTACCAAATTATAGCGAGGAAGTGAACAATTGTCACGCTGGGTTCATATCCCGGAAAGCTGGAGAGTTACCAGCGATCGCTACCAGATTTATTGACTGATCGTCTAACGGCAGGACGCAATGCTTTGAACATTGATAATCTAGGTTCGAATCCTAGTCGGTCATCCAGTTTTATTCTCGGCTCGTCTAACGGCAGGACCTTTCTCTCTGAAAGAAAATATCGTGGTTCGAATCCATGGCTGAGAACCAATTTTGATTATGGAAGATTGCCAGAGAGGCTTATTGGCGCACTTTGCTAAAGTGATGGTCCCTGACCGGACACGTGGGTTCAAATCCTACATCTTCCGCCAAATATACGCAACCTGAGCTAGTGTGGTCATTTCAGCACTTGCCTGAAGAGCAAGATAACTAGGTTCGATTCCTAGAGGTTGCACCAACAATGGAAGATTGGCAGAGTGGTCTATCGCACTTGTCTAGAAAGCAAGAGGCTCGCAAGGGTCCGTGGGTTCAAATCCTACATCTTCCGCCAATTTGCGCACGTAGCTAAGTGGATAAGCATCCGTCTCCTACACGGAAGATCGAAGGTTCAAATCCTTTCGTGCGCGCCAAATGCCCGCGTCGTATAGAAGCATTACATTGCATTGACATTGCAGAAAAGGGGGAGCGTTACCCTCCGCAGGCACCAACATTCGCCGCCATAGTATAGAAGCATTACACGTCTTTGGTAAAGACGAAAAGAAAGAGCATTACTTTCTGGTGGCACCAACTTTCTAACCTAAATATGATTGACCACACGTCAACAATTTATTTAGAGCAATCATAATATGTCAAAACTACTTTTTATTATTAAGAAAAGAGAAATGACTTTCGCAGAAGATAGAGTTTTGAATTCCTCGCCTCCTCGCGCAAATTTCTCCTATTGTGTTTCTTCTGGGCTAAGAAACTCAGCACAATTTATTGTGGATATGTTAAATGAACGCGGCATAGAAACAAAGATCGTAGAAGTTATTGATAACAATTGTATTGATCGTGAAGTGACGGCATATAAGCCAACTCACGTTATCATAGAAGCATATTGGGTTACGCCCACAAAATTTGATCAGCTGATTCCTCTACATCCTAAAGTACAGTGGATCATTCGCAATCATAGTGAGATGCCTTTCTTAGCAAATGACGGAATTGCAGTAGACTGGACTATGAAGTATCTTGCATATAGAAATGTATTTGTTGCCCCAAATAGCATAAGATCTTTTAATGATATTAAGAAGATTGTGTCGGCAGCATATGGTGAGCTTGTAGCAGAGTATAAAATTCTCTATCTACCAAATTATTATTCTATCAAGAAGCAATTGTCTCCACGTAAGAGAATAGGAGATACGATTGATGTTGGTTGCTTTGGTGCAATACGTCCTCTCAAGAATCATTTAATACAAGCAATTGCAGCATTACATTTTGCCAGAATGAATCGTAAGAATTTACGTTTTCATATTAACATTGCCAGAATAGAAGATTCTGGAAATCCAGTGCTCAATAGCATTCGCGGTTTATTCAACAATTTAGATCCAACTCGCTATCAATTAGTTGAACATGGTTGGTTGAATCATGATGACTTCTTAAAATTGGTTGATACAATGGATATTGGTTTACAAGCAAGCTTCACAGAAAGTTTTAATATTGTAGCTGCAGATTTTGTATCTCAAGGTGTTCCGATTGTTGTTTCTTCAGAAATAGATTGGTTGCCAAAAGATTTTATTGCAACTCATACTGATGCTCAACATATTGTTGATACGATGGAAAAGGTTCTTTTCGGATATAAATTTTGGAGCAAAGCAAAATATGCTCTAAAAGGTCTCTTGAAATATAACAGCAGATCTAAACACATCTGGATGCAAATGTTTGGAGACAGAGAACAAGATTAATATTTTACTTTTACAGTTCGTTCAAGTATAATAGATATTAGATAGAATTTGCGCGGATGTCGCATAATGGTAGTGCCGAACGTTGCCAACGTTCTGTTCGTGGGTTCGATTCCCATCGTCCGCTCCAATTTATGAGAGTATTAGTAATTCTAACCTTATTGTTTTTATCTGGATGCACCACTGCTCCCAGATTAGAGATAATTCTAGAATATATTTGCTTTGTAAAAGAACAGATAAATTCGATGATGCCGCTGCAAGATATCGCTGCAATGGTAAAAGATTGCTAGAGTTTGAAATGAAGTTTTAGTAGAAATCGCCCCTGTAGCTCAATGGTAGAGCACTGTACTGATAATGCAGAGACGCAGGTCCGATTCCTGACTGGGGCACCAAATGTGATAATGGAGTTGTTATGTCGAATATAAATATTGTTAAGTTGGTTACTGGTGAAGAATTGGTGGCTGAGGTTATGGATGGTCCTGAAGCATATATGCTAGGAAAACCATTAATGCTAGTACCACAGCAGAAAGAAAATGGTGGTTTTGGTGTTGCTATCCTGGGCTATGCTCAGTCGGTTGAAGGTGACATCATCTCGGTTTTGAAAGATAAGGTGGTTTATATTGCTCCTGCTAAGGCAGAGCTTGTAGAACATTATAATAAAATTCATGGGAACATTGTAGTTCCTAAGCAGAAAATTATTAGTTAATTTTGAATATGTACATGTGGCAGACCGGCAGATGCGGCGGCTTGCAAACCCGCTTTAAGTAGGTTCAATTCCTATCATGTACTCCAAAATTGATGGGTGGAGAATACGTCTCCCTGAACGGGTGGCTTGGTAATCAAGGAACTGGTTGCCCCTGAGGCAACAGAAATACCGCGAGAACAGTGACGTATTTGACAGTGGGAAAGACTACACTTTTATTAGAGGAGAATATTGTGAGTTCTGACGTATTGATTGTAGACAAGCAGGGAACACCGCGTGACTGGGCAGATACCCAAGTCGCAGCTTGCTACTATGCAAAGGGAAAGGTTATTTGGGAGACTGGTTCTCCACTTCACACCTTCACTGGTGGAAAGAATAAGGATGGAGAGATTTCAAGAATCACTGTCCCAACCATTCTTGGTGTCAGTGGTCCTATATTCGGCAAGGCATTCTATGATCGCGAAACGATCTATGCAGAACGTTCTATTCTATATGGTCGTGACCGTCACATGTGCGCATATTGCGGCGATATTCATAAGGATTATCGTCTAACGATTGATCACGTTCTACCACGTTCACGTGGTGGAAAGAACACTTGGATGAACACGGTGGCTGCTTGCAAGCCTTGCAACGTAAGGAAGGCAGACAGGACTCCGGAAGAGGCTGAAATGGCACTTCTGTATGTTCCATATGTACCAAATGTTTTCGAGAAGATGATTCTAAGGAATCGTACTATTCTTGGAGATCAAATGGAATTTCTAATGTCTCGTGTGCCTAAGCATTCACGTCTACATCAGAATTAATAAATTCGGATATTAGCTCAGTCTGGTAGAGCACTGCGTTTGGGACGCAGGTGTCAAGAGTTCGAATCCCTTATATCCGACCATTATATTATGACCATTGATGCAAAAACTGTTATGCGAGATTGGACGATGTCCGAAATCGAAAAACGAGGCTTGCAATTTCTCTTAGATGATAAGAGAAAAAAAGAATTTGTTCGCTGGACTAAAAAACCAGAAGAATATAAGAATAGTATTAGAAAAATTCCATACGAGCAAACGCTGGGAGTGTTGGACAAATATATGTCTAATCCTCCGGGAGGAAGTTCGCGACACACCGGAGACTAGTAGAAGAGGTCGGAGCCTCGTTTGTACTACTAATACGAACAGCGGTGTGCAAGCCAAACAGGACGAGTTAAGTCTCAACAAGATGTCCGGGTTGGTGCATAGACGAATGTTTGCATAGAACAGAATCGCGGCTACGGTATGGAATTTTTTAATGCACTCGTGGCGGAATGGTATACGTGCTAGCTTGAGGTGCTAGTGTCTTACGACATGAGAGTTCGAGTCTCTCCGAGTGCACCAAATTATGCCTCTTTAGTTCAATAGTAGAACACGACTCTCGTAAAGTCGAGATCTCAGTGCGATTCTGAGTAGAGGCTCCAATATCAAAAACGAAATTAATATGGCTAAGACTTGGTTTACATCAGACAACCATTATGGGCACAAGAACATTCATAAGTTCTGTCCAGACACTCGTCCTGATCATGACGTGAATATCATGAATAATAACATGATCCATCGCTGGAATGAGCAGGTTGCTCCTATGGACTACGTTTGGGCACTTGGCGATTTTTTCTTTTGCAATGCTGATGAAGCACTGCGAATTCTGCCGCGCCTGAATGGCATCATCAATCTGATTTATGGAAATCATGATAAGACAATTCGTAACAGTGAACGAGTTCAGAGCTATTTCGAGTCTATTCAAGAGTATAAGGAACTGAATGTTCGTGGTCATAAGTTCTGTCTGTTTCATTATCCTATTGAGGAATGGAACAATATGCACCATGGCGCTATTCACTGCTATGGGCATATTCATCAGAAGAAGGCAAAGTCTGGTGGGCGCATGGTTAATGTGTGTATTGACTCGCCTGATCTGCAGACGCCGACTCCATACTCGCTGTTCTCGGATGAAGAAGTTATTCATTGGGCAACGAAGCAAGAGATTCGTGGTCACCACGATAGAGTCATTCTGTGAAAGTAATATTTTTGGATATGGATGGTGTTATCAATAGTATTGCATATTGGAAGCAGAGAAATGTGGTGGCTAGTCATAGATCAGTATTTGATCGTCATCTAGATGAAATTGATCCTGTAGCTTTGAGTCGTTTGAATACTCTTGTAGAAAAATCTGATGCTAAGTTAGTTCTTAGTTCCAGCTGGCGTGAAACTCATAGCTGCAAAGAAATAGAACTAATGTTTCTAGAGATAGGCTGGCGTCAAACAACAGTACCATTCATTGGCGCCACTCCCTATCTTAGAGGTAAGCGCGGAGAGGAAGTGGATCATTGGCTAGAAAGAAATACTAGCGTCAAGCAATATGTAATTCTTGATGATGATTCAGATTTCACATCAGAACAGAAGGAATCACACTTTGTTCATACAAGCTGGGAGACTGGTCTTCTGGATGAACATGTGGAAAAAGCAATACAAATATTAAACACTTGACTATTACAGTTCGTTCAAGTATAATATATAAAGATAGAAGCAACAGGGTAGACCAGTTGCAGTTTGATAAGGAGTAGATCCATGAAGCCAACCAGTTGGACTGACAAGTCCGTTTCCCCAATGTATAATCTTGCCGTGGTCATTGGCAGATTTCAACCATTTCATAATGGTCATTTCACGATCCTAAAAAATGCGAGTGTTATAGCCGACGAAGTGTTGGTTGTAGTTGGCTCGTCTTTTATTGCGTCTAATATAAAGAATCCCTTTTCGTTTCAAGATCGTTTACAGATGATTGAATCAGTCTGTGAAGAACACAACATCAAAAATGTTATTGTTGTTCCTGTTATTGATGATCTATATAATAATCAGCAGTGGATCACTGCAGTTCAAAATGAAGTAGATAATTATACCAAACCAGGTGACAGAGTTGTTATGGTTGGTCATCATAGCGATGAAAGTTCTTGGTATCTTGATGCCTTTCCTGAATATGCACTGGAAGAAATTGCACCAACTGAAACAATGCACTCAACGCAAATCCGCGATATCTATTTCAGTCATTCAATGATTCCTGCAAACGTTATGCCCAAGGGTGTAGAGAAATATCTGAAAGAGTTTCAAAAAAAAGAAGCATACAAGAATCTAGTTGAGGAATATGTATTCATTAAAGACTACAAGTCTAAGTATGCCAACGCTCCATTCCCACCGATTTTCTCAACTGTTGATGCTGTTGTAATTAACAGCGGACATTTGCTTCTTGTGAAACGTCGAACAGCACCTGGCAAGGGACTCTGGGCACTTCCTGGCGGCTTTCTCAATTCTAGCGAGCGTATCGAAGATAGTATGCTCCGCGAGCTAGAGGAGGAGACGCGCATCAAAGTATCACGTGAACATCTACGTTCTAACATCAAAGGCTCTAGAGTTTTCGATCATCCCGAACGTTCACTCCGTGGTCGTACAATCACTCACGCATTTCTAATCGTACTACAAGAAAAGAAATTGCCCAAGGTTCGCGGCTCCGATGACGCTGAACGCGCAAAATGGGTTTCTCTCTCAGAATTCTATAATATCTCCAATGAGATGTATGAAGACCATTATTCCATCGCATCATATATGATCAATCGCGCTTAAGGAGCACATCATGAACATTATTTTAAATACAGATTCTTACAAAGCTTCCCACTATCTACAGTATCCAAAAGGCACTGAACATGTGTTCTCTTATATTGAGAGTCGTGGTGGTGAATATGATCACACGGTGTTTTTCGGTTTACAGGCATTCATCAAAGAATATCTGACCAAGCCAATTACTGCGGCTGATATCAATGAGGCTGAGGAAATTTTCACTCTTCATGGTTTGCCATTTAATCGTGCTGGTTGGGAACATATTCTCAATAATCACAATGGCTTTCTACCAATTGAAATTAATGCAGTCAAGGAAGGCACCGTCGTTCCCGTAAAGAACGTTCTGGTCACGGTGGTCAACACTGATCCAAAGTTGCCTTGGTTGACTTCTTATATTGAAACTGCACTTTTGCGTGCTATTTGGTATCCTACCACAGTCGCTACAATTTCCCGCAGCATCAAGAATATAATTAAATCACGTCTTGAACAGACTGCTGATAACATTGATGGTCTGGCTTTCAAACTTCATGACTTTGGTGCTCGTGGTGTTTCTAGTTTGGAGTCTAGTGCCATTGGTGGTGCTGCTCATCTAGTAAATTTCATGGGCACAGATAACGTTCCTGCGCTAATGTTCGCACGTAAATATTATGGTGAGAACATGGCTGGATTTTCTATTCCTGCCGCCGAACATAGCACAATCACTTCATGGGGTAAAAATCATGAAAAGGATGCATATGAAAATATGCTAACTCAATTTGCTAAACCTGGTTCATTAGTTGCAGTGGTTTCAGATTCTTATGATCTGTGGAATGCTATCAGTAATATTTGGGGTGAGGCATTGCGCCAGAAGGTAATTGACTCAGGTGCCACAGTCGTTATTCGTCCTGACTCTGGCAATCCGGCTGATGTGGTTGTTCACGCCGCGATTCTTTTAGAAGCTAAGTTTGGCTGCACTCTTAACAAGCACGGATATAAAGTCCTGAATAATGTTCGCATTATTCAGGGTGATGGTATCAATGAACAGAGCATTAAGGATATTCTTGCGCGTCTTATGATTGCTGGATATTCTGCTGACAACGTTGCATTTGGAATGGGTGGTGCACTATTACAGCATATGAATCGTGACACTCAGCGTTTTGCGATGAAGGCATCGGCAATTCAGATCAAGGGAGAGTGGAAGGATGTCTTCAAAGATCCTATTACAGACCCAGGTAAGGCATCAAAGAAAGGTCGTTTAATGCTCTATCGTGATACAACTGGCAAGATTTATACTGCTGGACTTGATGAACATTGTGATCTGGGTGAAGATCTTCTTCTTGAGGGTGTCTATCTCAATGGTGTATTACTGAGAGATCAATCTCTAAAAGAAATTAGAGAGTTAGCAAAATAAGATTATAAATAGAATAACCGTTAAAGGAGATTGATATGATGAAAACATTACTATTTGCACTGACGAGCTTATTCTTACTAGGATTTTCAGCAGTATCAGAAGCTCAGTCAATTCCAGCAACTTTGAATTGGGTTAATCCTACAACAGCAGTTGACACTACTCCATTGACTGGAATATATTCTTTAACAAAAATACAACTTTTTGTTTCTACAGCACCAATGAAAGTTGGTGCTACGGATCCGATACTCATTCCATATCTAGAAGTATTACCAGTAAGCGGTGTAATGCCAAGTAATAATTCTTATACGCTCGGGATTCCACCAAAAACAACTCTCTACTTTAGAGGAAGAGCATGTAATGTTAATGGATGCTCAAACTTTAGTGTTGAAGCAAGCAGACTTAATCCTGGAACAACTTCTTTACCAGTAACAATTACGTTACCAACAATTTCTAGTCCTTAATTTCTAGTATCATATGGAGCCAAGGCATCAATAACTGCCTTGGCTCTATCTATATCATTGTGAATAGCTTTTTCACAATGATTTGGTTTCAGTTGATCTAATCCACTAGAAAGTACTCTTCCCCATTTCTTACCATTATGCCTAGCAATTTCAGCACGACTGGAAATAGTTACACCGAGTTGCCCGCCAGTCATAACATTCCAAAAGAAATCAAATCCAAGTGCTACAAGACGCGCCCAGGTTATACTATGAGCAAAAATTCCTATGATTGTTGCTAAGAAAATAAGAGCGCATATTGTTAATAGACCGCCACTGAAAATAGTCCACAGTATGGCTAAAAAATCTTCTAACATAGCTAACTCCTTGATTTGAATATGTATTTATTTTATTATATTTATCAATGACTTAGCACTATATTACCTAACTGTTTGATTATTAAAGGAATACAAAGCTTTACTTGTGGGGGAAATAGAGTATAATAGTCTCTAT